CCACAAAACAACATCGACAAACCATTCGCACACGCGTCGGTCAAACGATGCCCAAGTTTATTTAATGCGCTGGTTGTCGCATGCTTACAAGTAAATTGTTGTTTTGTCAATTGCTACCAAAACATGGTATCAAGAGTCGATCGCAAGCCTATTATCTACGGTGCAACGATGGTGAAACTGTTCTCCCCTGCCGTTCAGTCGGGGAGTGTTCGGTCAATAGACGCACTAGCTGCTCGCTGCATCGGGTATGGTGCTGCCAAACTTGACGGGGTCCAGGTTTCGGACTTCTCAGCACGCATCAAGCACAGCCTTTGGGCATATGGGGACAAGGACACGTTCTTCGAATCACATGCTGGCTTCATGTCGGACAGTGACAAGGAAGCGTATCGCATGGCAAATGCTATCCACCGAGAGTATGCGACCATGAAGGCACAGATCCGCGCTGGCAGGCTTGCAGAGGCCACTTGCAAGGTGACACACCTCATCACGGCTGACTGTCCAACTATAGTCTGCGGCATTGAGGCAGCATATGTGCTGTGGAACTTCATGTGCCTTGGGAAGGTGTTCAAGACCCACAGGGCAGAGAGGAACACAAAATGGGCCAGGGACTGCACGACCGAGCTAGTCAGGCTCCAGTCCCCGTACATGATGCTCCACCCGGATGCTGCGAGCTTTTATGCATCCAACTTCAATGAGGAAAATAGTGCGCAGCTCCTCAATGTGATGACCTTATCTCGTCAGGCCGAGTCGCTCCTGCTCAGGACCCACATGTCCAGGGCATGGAAGGCTTCTGCACACTACATGGGAGTTTCGAAGAAAGCCTTCACACCTTCGTCACCTGCAGATGAGGACTTTGCTGTCAGGCCCAGTGGGATATGCACCCTCGAGGATGGTGTGAAGATGTATGTTGTGAATGGCCTCAGGTTCGTCATCATCGATGGGTGTGCACTGGTCCTTTCAGTCGACGACTGCATATCCCTATCGATGCTCGCATCGTGCCTCACCAAGTGCATGCTTTACTTTCAGAAGGCTAACGGGTATGCCGCTGGGACTGATGTCGAGGCGCTGAAGATCGCCATGGACTCATATGCGCACATTGTGAAGATGATTGGTGTTGGCACTGACTTCGGGAAGTACATCAGATCAGTGCACATTATGGCACAGAAAGAGTTCAACGACTGCATGGAAGACAGCACAACGGAAGTCCTTGGTTGGCGTGCCAGGTCGCAGAATTACACCACAGAGGCAGACCTTCTCGACCCTTACGGCAAGCACACGTACTCCAGGGTGATGAAGCTCGCACGCTGCACACTGGACAGGCTCAATGTCATGTTTTTCTATCACATCCTGCTTGGCGATGATGTTCTGGCTGGGGACCTACTGAGGAAGATAGTTGACATGCCCCAGAAGGTGAAGGTCGCTAGCAAAGCAGCGTGGAGTGATTTTCTCAACTTCACTGATGCCTACTTTCTCACACGCTACCTGCTGATCCGAAAGAGCAAGCCGAAGGTTGGGGGCGATTCAAGCATCCTCTCACTCCCCTGGGCACAGGCCAACATAGATGGGAAGTTCACAATGCTCCCCGATGAGCATTGGGGCAAGGTGTGGATTGAGGGCCATGTCCCCTATGTGAAGTACGCCGACACATGGCACCTTAACTGCCAGGACGTCTCCCTGGTCATGAAGGATGAGGATGGCGTTGTGAAGGGGGCGTACAATGCACACCCTGAGTGCAACGTCGAGCTGATACATGCCCTCCGCCACGGGGAGATTCTAGACACAATCACAAAGTCCACTCCCCAGTCTGCACGCGACAGGATATCTGCTGGCACTGAGCGCTCACGGGTGGTGATGACTGTGGCATCCAAGCAGGAGAATGCCAAGCACAGCGAGAAGAAGAGGGCAACATTTTCTGCAGACAATGAGAGCAGGAAGATGCAAGCAGAGGTTGACAGGAACATCAGAGGGGTAGGCGGGTTCATAAAAGGCCCCTCACTCGGCGCTGACCAGGTCCTGATCGAGAAGCAGATGAAGAACATCTCACTACACACCGGGATGGGCACCACCACAACGTGCAGCAGCCACGATGTTTCGGCCTGGAGCGAGAGCGAGGACAGGGCACAAAAGTTTGAATTCATGTCCAGGCTTGTTCGAATGACCACTCGTGGGAGCATGAAGAACATAGAGCGTGACTGGGAGTCAGTGGTTGTCTGCGTCAACAAGCAAGGCATGCAGGAGTTAGTGGAGGTGAAGAATGGCTTCTTCCAAGGTTTTGACGGCTCAGAGGCAACCATAAAACATGCGATGATGCTCCTGTACACAATCCACACTGGCCGGAGAAAAGGGGTCATTCCATCTACAGTCAAGACTGACATGGCAGTGCTGATTGATGACTGCGTCGCACTGATGGAGGGCCTACCACCGGGTGAGGCAAGTGCCGGGTTCTGGAACCACCTGAAGGCAACGTACCTCGACCTGGGCAAGGAGGTTGATGATCTAAAAAGTGTCTATTCATGCATCAAAGCGGTGTATCTCAGCCGTAGGTTTGTCAAGGGTGGTGAGGCACCAGCTGACTTTAAAGTGTTCGCGAAAGTCCACAACAACTATGAGGATCCACTCCGGACAGCGCTCCAGATCCCCAGTGACACTTACGCGGCGATGCGAGGCGCATGTGATTCTGGTGGGTCACCCTGGTTCACATACATGTCTGCTGCACTGATCAGCTTCTGGGAGTTGTCGTTCGCATGCCCCGCAGTGATGGACTGCCCCCCAGCTGCTGTCAGCGTCATGGCACTAGCCCCCTTCAGCGAGAATGGCTGGAACTTCCCGTCAATGCTTGCGTGGAGCACCACCGAGGTCTACGACGAGCGCACACACTTCAATGCGATCATGGAAGTGGCAGCTGCCATCACTGTTGCTGGTGGCCCTGTGAAGGCGGATCTCATTAACTGGGCACACTGCGCAGCATTTTCGGCCATCAAGGAGCAGCCGTGGAGGTGTGTCTCACTGGGCAGCATATTCTCGGACCCCATGCATGCACAGAGGGATGGCCCACAAAACCCCAACTTCGCAAGAACAGCCCTGGTCGAGGAGATCCTAGACTCAGTCTGCACGTCGGAGCCCTGGGTCTCAATACTGAAGTGGAACCGCTCCTCTGCGACCAATGAGATCAGGGAAATACTCGTGGCAACAGGGCACCTCCATGCTCCCACACTCAAGGCACTAGCCAATTGCATGCCTGACTCATGGCGCCAGGCACTCATTGGGAAGGCTGTCGGCTCCACATCAATACTTGACATGGTGCCTGCAAGAGACCGGATGGCAATGCGGCGCAGGGTGTCAAACATGGCAGAGGCGTACATCCTTCACCTTCCTCGGAGGGTTCTCACTCATCCCACAACCTACAATGTCGAAAGCATCGCTGCCCTCACATGTGCACAGCGGGCAACGGCAGAGCGCGAAGAGTTCTACAGGCTGAACGGTGTGCTCCTTTCTGACCACACTCACCCTGACCCGTTCTCGATATTCACACGTGCAGCAAAGCGGCACGAGATGGTGTTCAAGCCTGAAGTCACACACCTGTACCAGTGGGACCAGCAGCAGGCAAAATGTGTCATGCTAAAGGACATGCTTGGGAAAAAGGGGCTTTTCGTCCCACCTCGGAGCGAACGGGTGTGGGAAGCAGGTAGCGAGTATGCAAAGGGCTGGGACCCGATATCCAACAAAGTGTCAGTGTGCGCAGCCGTTCTCCTCAGAGCACATGTTGACGGCCACAAGGTTGGCGGGCTTGCAGAGTATTGCACCAAGGCGTGGAGCCTTGCAGCTGACTTCTCTTTTGACCACCCACAACTGGCAGCAATCCACGGCAGCATAAAACGTCTGGACTCAAACCCTGGCAGCAGCACACACCCGATCACCATCTATCGCAACCTTGCATCATCAGTCGAGTGCAGCACCTCAACTCTTGCACAGACCATCAAGGCACACTCGATGGCCATTGCGGGGACAGACTCGACCCTCCATGATGTGCTCAGCCACACCATTGCCCTCCGTGCGGTGTGCCTACTCCACCTGGACATCATTTACTTCTGGGATGGAGCTGAGACTCAGTGTGAGTACAACCTGCTAGTTCGCCCCGACAACATCATACCTGCCTCAACGGAGATGATGGACACCGATGCAGTTGCCCCACTTATCCTGTCAAAAATCCTTGATGCTGGGGAGAGCTTCGGCCTTGCAGAGAGTGCACCCTCCCTTGCAAACAGAATCCTGGAGAGCGTCGTCTACAACATGTGGGTGAGGCGGGTCAATGCACTCGTGCGTGCTGACCACACAGATCTGGCACTGATAGACCAGGAGCTGGACAGCATGGACCCGCAAGAGATTGCTGCAGCTGCCAAGAACACCATCGTAGAGTTGTCATCCAGTGTCCGCATCGCAACTGCGCCCAGGAGCCGCTCAACCATAGACATCAGGAAAGTCAGGACGATATTTGCATACCAGAGGCAGCCTGACCCGCGTGAGGTTGCAGATGGCTTTCAGAAGGGCATCAGTAGGAGCGATCTGCATGTTGCAAAGCAGATTGCCCGTGAGCACACACGTGAGTCTGGTGTGGCATCAATAATTCGAGGTGCAATCTGGCAGGCTCTCAGGTCAAGTGACATGCAGGCATTGGCACGGGTGTTCTACAGAGACGAGGACGCAGATGTCAGAGTTGTCACCTCGAAGCTCAACACTGCCATGTGGGAACGAGTCAGCAAAAACTCCCGCGGCCTCCTCCGAGGCTCTGAGATGAGTGAGATCTTCACAAGGGCAATGCAGTCACTTGGGGTTCATGGGCTCCGCCTGACACCCAGGAGCAGCGACAAGGAGCTTGCGCAGCAGATGGCCAGCTTTTCAGGCTCACACGCGCATGACATGACACGCGTTGTCGGTGGGTTCATCACATCAATGGCAGGGAGGAGAACAGAAGATTATGGTCAGGATGCCAGGGTGGTCATCATATCAAGGAATCCTGACCTGGAGAATAAGAAGATGAGGAAGCAGGTCATAGACGCATTGTTCAAGTCCAACATCGATGCGTGCAAATCCAGGATAGCTGCACTAGAGGCCGGTACAGTGAAGCATGCTGGTGACAGAAGGGCAATGGATCCCCGGGCGAGAATGGCAGAGCTCCGCATGAGGCGCGCAGTGTACAAGACCACAAAAGTTGATGACACCTGCAAGGCAACTTACAGTTTCACAGACCTGGCACTGTTCGCGAAGAGGGCGGCCATGAAATCTATCATGCGGCATTCAGGGCTCGGGCCAGACGAAGACCAACCACAGGGCCTGGAGGGCTTCACGGGGGTTTCGGACAAGGAGACGCTGATAGACTACATCCACAAGCTTGAAGAGCCTGTGGTCTCACGTGGGGGTCACTGGTTCGCAGAGTCGGCAGACATTGGGATATCCACTGCCCTTGCTTGGATTGATGCAGACACTGATCGTGTGTCCAAGACTCAGTATGCCATCCTCATGTCTGACATCATGCCGCAGACATATAAAGTGGTCCAGTACCCTGCTGAGGAACCTAAGAAGGCACCTGAGGAGATGGTTGTAGAGGAGGAGAAGATTGACAAGAAGTATGACTTCACATGGTCAGCCCTTGAGGAGTTCGAGCCCGAGGAGGACAGAGACATCAACCCGTTCTCCAGCACGGCGCGGCCCAGGAAGAAGGTCTACCCCATGGCGCTGTGGAAATGCCTCTATGCAGTCGTGATGTCAGGCAACATTCCTGTCAAAGAGGTGAGCCTGAAGATGTCTGGCAAGCCAGCACCTGATGAGACAGTGGACTCTCTAGATGCGAGCGGTGTCGTCGGTGCAACTGATGATCTGGTGCTGCTGCACTTCCCGACAGTATTCATGGACTACATCGCGTGCGGAGTAGAGTTTGACCCTAGCTGGATGGCGGAGTCAACTGGCTACTTGAACACAGAGAAGTAACTGGTCATGGCCTAGTGGCCCACCCTGTGCAGGTTGAGTGTGTGTTGTGCCTGCATGGGTGTAACTAGCAACACAAAGAGAGTAGGAGGTAGCAAGGGAAACATTGGGGGGTCACGGACACGTCCCCAAGCTCTGGTCGCTGGTCACAGCGGCTAATGAGAACACATCACCAATTAAATTATGTTAGGCGTCCTTAGGGTACGAGTCTAACGTTTTTGGGTTAGGTGTGTTGTTTTTC